GGCAGAACCCGCCGCCAATATTCTGGAAAGCATCGGTTATCTGGATTTGTCGGTCATATACAAAGGGGCGTTTCAGCGTGGAGAATGTCACCTGGCCTGCGGCGTTGGTCATCGTGATACCGTCGCCACCGACAGGTGCGGTCTGATTGAATATCACCAGGTCTATCGTCGCCGTTCCAGCCACGTCGTCCCGCCCTGTATAGGAAATATCGCGCACGATGATATTGCCGCCATCAAAACCCACCGACACATTCGGGTTATCCCATTTGCCGAAAGGAATACCGCTGACCGGAAGCACAGCGCTGCCGCTAACCGTAATGCGCCCGGAATAAGCGCAGGTCATCAGCGCAGCCTGGTTGGATATGGCGGTAAAGTCAGTCGAGTTTGAAACCAGTAATCCTTCGTTATACGTCGCCGCAGGCAGCAGCTCCATAACGTAGCCTGACCAGTCAGGGACAATACTTTTTCCACCGATTGTCTCAGCCCCGATGATTACGCCGGAATCACCGTTTCGGGTGACACCCGTCATTATGGCCACGTCGAATTCTGCAAAGGAATAGATGTATATGGGATTGGTTGGCACCACGATAGCCTGTGAGCCAGGAACAAGCGGTGTATTGATCGGGTACTGCATGAACTGGGATGACCAACCTGAGAACGATGTACAAAAACTGGGGGCGCGAAGCCCCGCAGTAATTGCCATCACAGGACGGCCATCGTTGTAATTAATAAAAATTCCCTCCGCCATTATTACCCCCTAAATGTTCCAACCTGAACATTTCCACCATTTGTCAGATTAACGAGAATTCCAAAACCATCAATTACGACCTTGTTATTTACACCGTTAAAAGAGAAATTCCCGCTGTCGGCATAAAGCTTTCCATGCAATTCAGCGTTCCCATTCTTATCAATGCGCCAGCCCGTTGAACCTGCAACGAAGTTATTTGACTGGATGTAATTGCCAATTTTGGCATTGGTAATACTCCCGTTCTGAATAAAAGCATCGCTGATAAACACCTGACCATTAACAACAGCAAAGGGTGAATATTGCGTATCACCGCTGCCACTCATCAGGACGAACTGATTGGCGTTAAATCCGACACGAGTGACTACCGGCTTACCCGCCTCCGCCAGCACCGCAATCGACATTCCGGCGTTATACATCACACCGTTAATCCGGACCCCAGTTTTGAGGGTGTAAATCGCAGAGGCTCCGGTAGCATCAACCACGGCAGTAAGCTTGTCCTCCAGTGCGGCAGTTACATTATTGAACTGCGCCTGCACCTGCGTCGACATTTCAGCCATGGCCTTATCGACCTGCGCAATGGTCGTTTTAACCACCAGAATATCCGCGCGTACCTCGCCGTACTGCGCCCACTGATGTTCCACGGTTGCATGGTTGGCCAGCGCGTTCTGCAATGCGGCTTCGAGGTTGGTATCAATGTCGCCTGTCAGGCGGTCACCGTCGGCAGACGTCAGGAAATCATCAGCAATATCGCCCAGGTAGTCGTCAGCATTCGCGTTGGATTGGCCACGAACCCAGTCGGTCCAGTCACTCTGATTACCAATACGGTCGACCAGGCGAGCCCGGTACCAAAATTCAACACCAGCCTTTAAGCCCAGTTGTGTGTAGGTGTGTTGCGGATAAGGAACTCCGGCAAGCAGCAGAGGGTTATCACCGTTGCCGTTTACTGAATACTGCAACTCGGTCTGGAGCGTGTCACCTGTATCAGCCGGGAAGGACCAGTCAACCTGAATACCCCAGTTGATTGCAGTGGTACGAAGTCCAATCGGTTTTGGAACTTCACCGGTGCGGCCGGTAAGATGGGTCAACGCAGAGGTGGCCCAAAGGCTAGACGCTCCCCCAGAGTTAATCGCACGGACGCGCACAAGGTAATCACCGGAATAAATCCCGGACACTTCTATATTGCGCAGGCCTGTTTCGGGAATATTGATCCACTCATTATCACCACGTTTCCACTGTGCCTGATACGCTACGATATCTGCCTGGGTTTTCCCGTTTTTATCTACTGGCGCATCCCAACTCGCAACCATAGTGGCGATACGCTGTCCCTGGCGGACCGAATCGTAGCTGCTAATTGCGATATTCGTGGGCTGGCTAACCAGGCCTGTCGGTAACAGACTAATCGGCGGCGTATCCAGCCGGGCGTTGTTATCAACGGCATCGTACTTAGCCCCATTGTACTCTGCACCGGTGATACTGTAGGTGTTCTCTTCATCGTTAAATGTCAGATTGGTTACGCGGAAATACTGGAGGCGCAACTGGCCAGCATCGATAACAAAAATGGCATTAGGTAGTGGCTCAGTGGTAAAGGCAGTTGCCAGTATCAGTTGCTGGCCGTTAACCGCCTGAATGGTTCTGCTCTCAACGACACCACCCTGAGTACGAATCATCAGCGTATCGCCAGCAACAGCGCTGGTACCGCGGTCGGTAGTTACAGATTTCAGCGCGGCGTTGTATTCAGTAATACGTCCACCATAGACACGGCCAGATAGCCGTTCATCTGCAAACGCAAATACGGTCCCCGGCACATAAGCGAAGCCATCAAGTCCAGTCTGAACAGTGATAATACGGTCCAGAGAGTTGGAGTAGACGGCCCACCCTCCGCGGCGCTGCGCCTCGCTTTCACGCGTGCATCCGATCGCAGTGAGTTGTGTCTGCTTAAACTTGAACTGTTTCACCAGATCAGGAAACATCACTGCCGTTGTGCGATCCTGATAGTGGTTATCCGGATCACTAAAGTTAATCAGCGCAGAGCTATAGCGGTTCTTTTCACTGCCGCTGGAGTACGTTGGCTTACCGACAACAGAAGCGCGGGTGAGTATCTGAAGTTTTGACGTATCAGCTGGCATATCCGAGACAACATTGAACATGTTGTTGCCCCAGAACGTCATACCATTGAAACCAGCCGCAATATCCTTAATCACCTGCCAGGCATCAGCCTGAGCCTGAATATAAACGTCAAACATAAAGCGAGGCTCGGTACCGCTACCACCCTTACCATCCGGCACCTTCTGGTCGCAGCGCTGGGCAATACGGTACAACTCCCATTTATCGAGCATCGCTGGCGTAACCCTGCGACCCAGTCCGAAGCGCGACTCAGTAAGAATATCGAACCAAATCCATGCAGGATTATTCGTCCATCCCCATTTGAATGTACCGTCCCATGTACCGCTATAAGTGCGTACAATCGGATCGTAGTTCTGCGGGATGCGGATCACCCGGCCTTTCGGCTTGCAGGATATCTTCGGGATATTGCTGAATGACTTAGCATTGAATGACACATACAGTAGTGCGGTATGCGGATAACGGAGACGCGCGTCAATCACCTCGGTGATCGCCTGTACCTGCGTTTTGTTCTGGAGCATTTGGCTGGTACTGTCAGCAGTATCCCGGACAACCCGAATCTGCCAGCCGGTTCTGGCTTTGGGAAGATTAATACGGTGGGTTAGTTCGTAGAGCGTACTGAGCTTTTCTGTGACGGTTTTAGTCATGACTGTCGAGTAAGCCCCACCGTCCACAGCAAGGTCGATATGGTACTGAACCGTTGTGCCGACAATATCCCCATCGTTTTCCTGCTGTTGAAGGCCAAGAATACCAATACGTACCAGCGCCGCGTCAATCTGGGTGTTACTGATCGCACGAGTCCATGGGGTAACTTTCGTCAGCGACACGCCAATACTTGTTTCATTTTCAACTGCCGGGAAGCCGGGGATCGGGGTCTGAACCTGAGTACCTGGACGGAAGTCCCAGGTAACGTTCTCAAAGTTCATGGTGCCGTCGGCGTTGCCAAGCGGCGTACCATCGAGAAAAATACGGGTGGCATCCAGCTCACCAGCAAACTCACCTTCACCCAGCGCCAACAACATACGACAACGCGCCATTGATTGGGCTGAATCAGGCTGTTCTACAGGCGTGTGCTGCTTCTGGCTGCCACTCTTTGCACCAGTAATCGTTGCCATATTGAGTCCATAAAAAAACCCGCTGAAGCGGGTTTGTTAATTGAATATCGGTTAAAGCGGTCTTTTTTCCAGTGATTCAGTTATCCGGCGGAGGTATTCATTATTTTTGAAAGCTATCATGATGCACTCAAAGAAAACGCGGCAGAATACTGCCGATATAATGCTCACAATGGCACCTCCAACCTGGCCATTAAACAATGCAATGACCGCAGCAATAACAAAAAGCACCACTGTAATGATATATAACGTCGATATGATTTTAGGTGTAATTAACTTATCGAATCCCAACATGTGACTATCCTTGCTGTATGTGATGGTAACCAGAGGCTGATAAAAATTCAGCGATTTGTTATATCACCTCATACTCTGATAGTCATACAAATCATACGTCCCAAACGGCGCTGGCATAGGTAACTCTCTGACCTATCCCCACAAATCCTTTCAGGTTCGGATCAATGAAAAAACCCGCCATGGCGGGTTGTATCTGACGTGTGGTGTTATTTGACGCGCCACATTCTGTATTGGCCAACAGCGCCCTGTTCAGTATTTATCTCTTGATCTTTCCCATCAGCGATTGTCGTGATGGATTTTCGCCAAGCCGTTGCCGCGCAAGCGAAGCGTGCCGATAAGTCATGAGACCCATCAGCAAGATAAAGATCTACATATTGATTTTGCTGCAACCCAGCCACTTCAACATCATCAACTTTCAGAACCAGTGGGCAACTCTCACCAAGTGCCGAACCAGTAAGCTGTTGCTCTCGATGCACTCTAACTTTAGTTTTGCTGGATGATTTTTGTGCGAACGCTGAACTATAAATTGTGGAAGAAGCTTCATAAGGTTTGTCGGCGCAACCAATTAATAGTGCGGCCACTGCAAAAACAATAACTTGCTTCACGATAATTCCCCTCCATACGTTTAAGGGGATGATAGCTTGAGTAAGAATCCGTGGCTACCTTGCGGTAATGGTACTAAATATCCTCAGCCACGATACCTGCACTGATTATAGCGCCGCCAATTTCCCGTTCACCGTAAAGCACTGCTACAGGGTTACCCATCGCCAGGGTATTTACCGAGCCACCAAATGCATAACTAGGTTTGTTATCGGGATCATCTCTCCCCTGCAAACCTTTAGGTTGTGGTGACAACATTTGGTATACACCACCAGCCATCATACCTATGCCTGCAGTTACCATACCCGTACCAATAACACCACCTACACCAGTCCACAATGTCATGACACCGACAACTGCACCTACAACAACAAGTACAGCGCCAAGGATTGTCTGAAATACCCCAGCCTTCTTAGAGCCTTCCATAATCGGCGCAATACGGATGTCGCTGGTGCCGGAAAGCTCTTTGTAGTCCTCTATCCCTATGTTTCGCTTTCCGCGGAATACCGCAAATGTCATGCCGTTCTGTTGTGCTTTACGGAGATACTCTTCCAGCCCGTCAAAGTTCACGCATAATGCCTTTACCGCCTCCGCCGACGTCTGCACCGCCAGTTTATGCACGCGCCCAAATCTCGCGCCCAGCGCACCGTACAGGCGAATTGTCGTTAACCGCGCCATGGTTTTATTTCCTGAGATAAGTTTTTATGTCGGACGCATATCATCGTCCGGTCTTTGAAATAGCCGCGCGAGTACGGCGTGATGCAGGATGGTTGCCCGTAGAGATGATGAAGTAGCTCACCTTCTTCGGTAATGATCCCCGCATGGTTCCACTTAGCAGATTCAATCTGCATGATGACCATGCAGCCTGGCGACGGGCCGCATTCTATGAAACCCTCTTTCTCCCAGTTATCGAAATAGAGGTTGTCCGGATACTGGCTTTCCCACCACGGGTAGTCGACCCGGAAATCAGTCAGCGTTACACCCTGGGTGGCATGCCAGTCCATGATCAATCCCCAGCAGTCGTGAGAGCCCAGAATGAACGGGCGGCCGATTAGCGGGATGGCATCCGGCGTTATCTCGGCATACTCATCGCAGTCCGGCGCATAGATGCCCCAGACCACCCCAGAGTTATTGCACTGCTGGCGATCGAGCTCTGATGGGATAGCCCTGGCACCATCGCCAGGATGCGAGTGAATGACTCGAATAATGGTTCCTGCGTCCTCGGCATTTACCCAGTGCTCACCATCAATACGGAAATGCTCAGATGGGTTTTCATGACTGTTCGGTACCGGAATGTATCGCTGACGCCGTCCTGACTGGATGACGAAGCCGCAGCACTCGCGTGGCGATTCCTCCAGAGCATGCGTCCGGATAGCGTTCATTATCGTTTTGTTCATTTTGAAGTCCGGTTATCGGGAGAAGAGAACAGTTGCCGGGAATCCACCAAAATCGAGGGTGGCAGTATTGGGTTCAGCCAGGCCCGCACCAAATCGCTTGCGGCAATCGCTCAGGCAACCACCGCACACGTCCAGCGCAGGGTCAGCAACCGCATTCCCTTTCGCATCAAAATACGCTGTTCCGTTGTAGGTGCAGCCGTCACCGCTTCGGTACTGGCCGCGCAGAGCCCACTCGCACAGCGATGTAATTTGACGGGTGGGAATAACCAGGTTCTGCAAATCCGCTGGGCTACTCAACGCCCACGTAACCACCTCATCATCTTCTGAGGTTTTGGTGTCCAGCCAGAAGGTCTGGAGCGTGAACATTGTCGGGTCTGCCGTCGGGTTCACACCGCCTGGGAAGTTAACCGCGTCCAGATAAACGGCGTAGGTGTCGATGATGCTTACCTTCGCGTTAACCATGTCCTTGAACTGCAGGCAGAGCGCAGTGATATGTCCGTCAAGGTTCGATACGCTAAGTTTCGGCTCAGCGGCCTGGTCGGTCGAGAGAGCGAGGTCAGAAATCTGGAATGGCCAGAAGTCGAAGGTTTTACCATCCCAAAATATGGGCTTTGGTCCAAGTTTAGTCTCATCGCCGTTCGCCGCTTCAATCTCGGCGGGAAAATGAGGAAATGGTGAATAATGGAAGCGATGAATACCGCCACTGAACTCTGAAGCATCTACTTCAACCAGCCGGACTCTACCGCCCGGCGCCAGCATTGCAGCTGTATCAATCAGTGCTGTCATGCTCCACCTCAGGCATAGACGCCATAGGCGCGCTTAATCGTGAATGTAAGCTCAGCGAATTTGCTGCTAATCTGGTTTTTGCGCACGGAGTCGGCGACAACGCGGTACAGTCCTTTCTCTTCGCCCGGCGGCGTGATGATGAAAGCCTTAACGGTATGCGCCAGGAGAAAGTCCCGAACGGTATTCACTTCAGAATCAGCGCCCACATGCTTCATCGGTACCTGAATAGCAGTTGAGTTAATGCCGTTCTCGGCCACCTGTTCGTAACCGTCCCCGAACTGCGCAGACCGTATCGTTTGACTGTATTCGACAGCACCCGCGCCGAGCTGCGAATGCCAGTTGTAGGTTGCAACTGCCATATTTACTCCATAAAAAAACCCGCCGAAGCGGGTGTTTGTATTTTTATATCCAATATACCAAACCTGCAAAAAGCGGATTTGTGTTATGTGCCGGTCATATCATCTGATGGTTGAGGTTGATCCACTAACTCGTTGTTAGAGCAATACCTTTCTTTAAACCTGATGTGCTTTGGCTTGGCTTGTTCAGAAATGTCGAAGCCTGAAAGGACTCGCTCAAAGGAAACCTCAGACATATCGTCATGTGCCGTTATCTCACCAGCAGCTTGTTTCCTTTCAACATTATCGACACGCCAGATAACGGCCTCAGCATAAACAACATAACTCGGATGCTGAATAAATCGATGGTCGCCAGGGTTAAGCACGCAAGCATCATCGTGAGGGACACCCGGCTTAATACTAGAGACATTCACAACCAAAATGCAGTAACAGTCATTTATTGGGTAATAAACAGGATCGTTGCAAATCACATGGAGATGATTGCATGGTCCACTCGGAGCTAAGACTGTTCCTTTTCTATAAGGTTGAAATGTACTCATGACAATTGAGAAGAAAATTCCTTAAGCTCTTGTGATTCGCGCATGCTCCTGAGAATATTTTCAGCTTCTTCAGGAGTCTTCCCTGCATTCAAAAAGATCTCACGAACATCAATTGGGGCTCTCGAACCGTTAGGATCGTGCCATTCCGGACATACCTCACGCAGGTGGGTCATGTCACGCAGCTCATATCTGTTCATGTGACCATACTGTGCATAAATTTCATCAAGAATACGTACATCAGCCCGGCTCAATTCATCGAACACCTCATCGACATCCATTTCACGGGGATCTGCACTCAGACATACATCGTGCCCAGCCGTATTTATCAGACGATACCAGTATTCGCCGTCAATATCTGCCCTACCACGAATCAAATCTAACGTGGTCGACATCACGGGACCATGAGGCATAGAGTAAAGGCGATCTTCACCCATCATGCGCCCATACATGATCATTGATTGACGGTTTGCCAAGTATAGCAATTTCATTAGCTTCAGATATGCCATGCGCCCGCCACGTTTTAGTAGCAGGTAAGCAGCCATCTGAGCTACTTTTTCTTCGCAAAACATAGTTGAACCTCTAAATCAATAATGAAAGTACATCTCTACAACGATTTTATAGCCAGCTATAACTTTTAAGCAATCTTCATTTCGTCAAGATAGCCCCACGTTCGACGATGATCGCGATGACCATTTTGCAAGTTAGCGTCATGTTTGCCGAAATTACCTCTAAGGTAATTGCAGAATCACAACATGATCGTGCAAAGTTGCAATGCGTTCCAATGCGTTCCAATCTGTACCAATGCGAATAAATAGCACTTTTTGCACAAAAACATGGCCTGCTTACAATGCATTTCCCAAAAGATTGCTGTAGTATCTCGCGCCCTCTTAATGTAGCGCTTAGATTTTAACCATATCGCTTCATTCCTGCATTAACAAAAAGCCCCGCGTTAGCGAGGCTTGGTGTTGGCGTGAGCTATCTCTTGCAAAATTGTTCAAATCTTTTCATGGATTTTTCGTCATCGCTTTGGATAATTCCTGGGGCCCCACTGAAAAAATCAGAGTCAATCTGACCCACATAAATAAAGAACGGAGCCTCTCCGACATACCCACCGAATGCATTTTTTGCATTAACCCGGCCACAGACATACCCACTGATTTTAGGCTTGCCATTATTCGCATCTGGTGAAAACCATACATCGTTGAATTTTGCGCTATCTGGATCTTTCAATGACTGCTTGATTTGTGACTCCCCATAATTTATGGCTTCACTGTATTCTCCAAAGCACCCGGTAAGTGGCAAACAAGCAATCCCCACCAATAGCAATTTTTTCACTATCATCCCCTTGATTAGCATGGTTTAACGCATGATAACCAGGGGGATGTCAGAATGTAACGATCAGATGCTATTAGCGATCAGTTTTAGCTTTTCTTTGGCTGTCGTAATCGCAAGCTCTTCAACCTGTCGGATGGTTAGATCTAGCTGATGGGGCAGGCTAACGGGGACGCTGATAATGCGAGTGCTATCGTCTGGGCCATAAAACGTCACGCTAGCGCTGATTTCCTTTCCATTAAAATTGTCGTACCAAATAACATCATGAACCTGTATTTCGGCAATTTTCATTAATATTTTCCTCTTACGGCGCTCCAGAGCGGAGTGCCTGGTTTTCTTACTTGAGTATTGATGGTCTCGACCATTGCGTCGTTAAGTTGCTTACCAATCGCCGCAGCATTTGCTGAGCCGCCCGTATTGGCTTGCCCACCTGAACCGATATTGATATCACCAAAGCTGACACTGATGATTGGCACACCTGCGGCGGTCGCTCCTGACTGATTTCCACCAACAAGCCCGCCAGTAGCGTAACGCCCCAAATTACCGTTGTTCATCAGGCGATACAAATTGTCCACCCCGATCCGTCTGGTGGCTTCTTTAGTGAATACAAATTCATCCTTGTGGACAATGCCTGCTGGTTCGTATTTACCACCCGATCCAGTATATCCACCTGAGTCAAAACCAACCCCGGCTGCGGCATTAGCATAAGCTCCGCCCGGAGTGGATCCGCCTCCTGCACTGCCACTAATCCAACCCATTGCCGCCTGCACCGCATAAGCCACAAGCAACTGATTTGTTACCTGCACTATCATCTTCAACATGGACTTGGTGAAGTCTTTGAAACTTGCTGTGCCGGTAGTAACCAGGTCTGTCAACATGTCGGATAGACCACTGAACGTAGAACCAGCCACATTTCGCATTGCTTCAAACGTGTTTGTTGCTGAGTCGGCATAATCGGCCCAACCACGCTTCGCGCCAGCCTGCCAGTCACTGCGAAGTTCATCCTCTTTCCTGTAGGTCGCCTCCTGCTCTGCGAGAACCTTTTTCTGAGCATCTGGATTAAAAGCATAGGATTCAGTCAGTCTCTGACGCGTCGCTTCTCTATCCGCCTCTCTGGTGGAAAGGCCTTTAGCTGCCGCGGCGAGCTCCGCCTGTTTGGCAGACTGTTGCTGGGCAAACTTAGTCGCCTGGTCAGCCAAAGAGTTCAGCTTCTGCTGTTTAGCAATCTGATCACCCAGCCCGGCATTAATATCAGCTTGGGCTAGCAGTTTCTCTTTGTTCGCCAGTAACGATTTTTCATCGAGTGTTAATGCACGCCCTTTCGGATCGTTAGCGGCGGACTCGAGGATGGTGATTTTTGAGATTAACTCCCACTGCTGCTTACGCTGCTGGCTGATTACATCGTTGATGTCACGATGATCCTGCAGCGTTTTGAGCTGCACTTGCAGAGCTAGAGTCTCAGCATTGTAGGTGTCGGTTGAGCGATCACCGGCTGAAACCTTAACGGCTGGAGTCTTGGGAGTTTTGTCCGGATGAAACTGTTTATTAATGGCATCCACAGCCTGCTGCCGCTGTGCTGAGCTCCAGTCGCCGGGCGAGGCCGCGACATTTTTCCAAAGTTCAGACAGGGCCTTGCTGCGCTTTTCCTGCCATGTAGCTGACTGTTCGAGGATGCGATTTCGATAAATCAGGGCATTAGTTCGCTTGTTATCAGCCTCGGTTCCTTGCTGAATAGAAGCATTAATATCTTCCTGAAGCTGAGCAGCTTGTTGAAGTGGCGCTATTTGTGCCTTTAAAGCACTTATCGCTGATAACTGAGCTTTCCTACGTGCGTCATATTCCTGATCGTTACTGTTCGCATCATAGCTATATCCATATCCCTGACGCTGTCTATCTGGAAGCAAGGCTTTCTCACGCTCAGCAAGTTCGGACTGCATCTTGCGGAGCATGTCGTTCGGAGCTTCAGGGCGACCAATATTTAGAAGTTCATCCCACATCCCCTTAAGTGCCTTGCTGACGCTACCAGCAGCTCTCTCAATTAATCCCATGTTGTCGAGGATTTGCTGGCTGCGCTTTTGCTCAGCCAGGCTATAAGCTTTTGCAGCCGCCTCTGCTGCTCCCTCTTTATCACCCCGACGCTCCAGTGCCGAAATGTAGTCGTATTGCGATGAGGTAAGGAAATGGAGCGTAGAATTAAGATCCTCCGCCGCCTTGGTTGGGCTGGCATACAGCTTTTGGAAGTTCTTAATGGTGGCGTCAACAGACTGGCCAGTGGCCTCCTGCATCGCCAGCGCCGCCCTGGTAACTGTTTCGAGCTGCTCCGTTTTAAACGTCCCTGCCCCAACCACCTCCGCGAGCGTCCGAGCGGCAGCCGCAACCTTACCACTGGAGCCTCCAATTTTTTGAGCCATGTCTGACAGTTGGCTCGCTGAACTGGCCGAATAATTACCCGTGAGTATAAGCTGCTTATTAAACTCACTGGCTTCCTGGCTGCCTTTGTACCAAGCTACAGCCATCGCCCCGAGGCCTACAACCAGGCCGCTAATACCTATCGTTACAGGATTAATGAAACCTAACAGAGTGCGTAAATAGTCGCCCACCCCCGTTAGAGCCCCTTTAACCCCACCAAACTGGTCTTTAATCTGCCCGCCCTGTTGTAGCAGGATCAGGAATGGCGACTGCCCACCAGCCAGCTGCGTGGCGATATCGGTAAACTGTGCTGGAAGCGTGCGCATCGCGGCGCTGTACTGGCCGACCGATATACCGGCACGACGCGCCGCTGCTTCCTGTCGGGATAGTGCCTCTGGCAGCACGTCAGCCACGCCAGACAGACGCTCCCGCGTCTGGTTGAGGATTGTATTGAAGTGCTCGAACTGCGCGCCGTTGATGCGCCCAGCTTCGAAATGCGCCACCAGCTGCGCGTGCTGCTCATCCAGTGAGTTGAATGCGCGGATCGTCGGGTCGATAGAGCCCAGCAGGTTCTTCAGCGCAGCGGACTGCTTCTCAGCGGCCTGAGTCGCTGCCAGTTCGGCTTGTGCCCTGGCAGCAGCTTCGCCGGTATCCGTCAGCTTTAGCCGCGTATCGTCGAGGATTTTGTTGTAGTGCTGAAAATCATCGGTATCCAGGAAGCCTTTGGTCTGGAAGTTACGCAGGGCGGCCTGCTGTTCATCCAGCCGGTTAAGCGCCTTGTTTACCGGGTCGATATTCTCCAGCAGGCCTTTCAGCGCCACCTGCTGCTCTTTGATACCTTCGCTGCCCTGCTTCGCAGACTCAGCACCAGCGCGGAATACGCTGTTGAGGTCATCAGCTTTGCCTACGGCACCCGCCGCAGCTTCACCGAGTTTATCCAGTTCATTGCTGGCTGTTTTCAGATCGGATACGTCAGCACGCAATGTGATCGAGGCGATTTGGTCTGTCATTATTTCGTCTCCTTATGCATTACCTTGAGAGCCTCGCTTTCCATAATTTGAAGGTCAGCCATACAGGTCGCCGCATCCTCAACCCCGTGTAACTCGAACATCCAGGGGAGAACGTTGTAATCAAGACCGGTCGCCCCGCTCGCGCCGACTCGCCACTGGGTCGCCAGGGAAGAGAAGATGGTGAAGGACCTCCACACCGAGGGCAGAATCTCCACCTCTTCCTCCACGTCCTCAGGCGTCAAACCAAAAGCGCTCAGCTCCGCGAGCGTCGGTCCCGGCGTGTACAACGCTGCGGCGACCTGCCTCAGTTTTTTTCGCGGATACCCATCAGCTCTTTGGTGTAGGCCAGACCGATGCTGTCGAACGCGCGTGGATAGTTCTTCAGGAGGACGATCACGTTATCGCGATTGAACTCATCCGGCAGCGCCCAGCCTTCGACAATTTCCATGAGGTAATCGGCCTGCGGCTCAATAGCAGCCTTTTTACCTTCAGCAGCCTTTTGCAGCTTCTCGTCCATGGAGCGCAGCTCTTCCAGCGTCTTGTGGCGGAAGGTGAAGGTCAGTTTGCCGTCTTCGGCGCCAGCTCGCGGGATACTGGCTGTCACGGAAAAAGTTGGGTTCGGGATCAGGGAGAATTTGGTCATTTGTTCATCTCGGTAAGGCCCGGCTTACCGGGCCAGATTAATCAAGTAATGCTGACGGTGCATCCGGCAGAAGTGAGCGTCTTGCCTGCGGCGTCGGTAACTTCGCAGGTATACACCCCAGCATCGGAAGACTGAGCGGACGGAATGTTGAGCGTGGATGCGGTTTTGCCCGGAATGGCTGTGCCGTCCTTCTTCCATACGTAGGTATACGGCGCGGAACCGCCCTGCATGACCACCGACAGATCCAGAGCTGCATTAGCAGCAACAGACTTGGTTGCTGGCAGGTCGGTCAGGAACGCCAGAGGTGTAGCAGAGGAGTCAGCAATCGGGTAAATCTGCATATCCGATTCGAAGTTCATACGCGCTTCGTTGCTTTCCACGGCATTGATTTCGGTGCGTGGTACACGCTGGAAGGATACTTTGGCAGAGTAGTATCGATCGGCTTTGCCGCGCGGGTTGTGGAACCAGACCGCGGTAGTATCGCTGGAGTCGTCCAGATCAATCAGACGTTTGTAGATCGCCAGTTGCGGGTCATGCGCGAAGGTATAGACCTGAACCACGGCGTTTTTGAATGTCGGGATGGTACGGGCTTTATCATCCTCCAGGAACTGCACACTGATGGTCTGCTGGTCACCGCCTTCGGTGGACAGCGTCATAACCTGAGGCATGGTGATCCACGAATCAATTTTACGCAGCGTACCTGCCCCGGTACCCGCCGGAAACTTCTTGGTGTCGGTGGTATCGAACGCTTCCAGCACGATTTTCGTTCCAGTAACTGACTTGACACGCACCACCATGTTGTCGAGCTTCAGCCAGCCAGAGCTAACCTGGACGACATCGCCCGCGAGGATGCCAGCAGCCGAGGCAACGGTCAGTTCGCATTCCGTCGCATTGGATGCCGCAGTGAAGACAATCGGCGCAAGATAGGCCTTGGCCACGTTTACACGCGACCCGTTAGGGATTGCGAATGCCATTGCATTCTCCTGAATTTAAGTAATAAAAAACCCACCAGATGGTGGGTCAGTAATCAGCGCGGTACTGCATGCTGACGGGGATGGTGTAGGTGATGGAGCCGCTACTACCGTTTGGTGCAGAGGTCGGACGGTCCTGTATTGGCTGGCGAATCTGAGGCGGCCCGTTGATATAGACGGTCAAATCACCAGCCACCAGAGCGAGGCCTTCAGGAAATCCACCCGCAATCACACTGGCAAATGTTCGCGCCTTGCCGACGCCCATTCCTGCGGGGGTGACTATGTTCACCTGGAAAATGCCCTGATACGTACGAAGCTGCCCAGCAAAGTCTTGCCCGATAGTTTGTGCTGGGAGTATATAGACCCTCCCGTACGGGACATCATCTGGCGGTTCAAAAATGATGTTTGGCCAGGCTATCGGCATGTCAATCGCAAGGGCGATATCAGCAAGGCGCGACTCGAGCAATTCCGCAATTAGCATTGATTGGTCACCGGCCATTACGTACCTCGCTCATCGCCTCACGAAACAGCTGCGCTGCGTCCAGTGCAGTGATACCTACCATGCCGCCGGGGGCCTGACCAGAGTGCCCGTTCTCCAGTGCCTGTGCGTATGGCAGGTTATTTGTGAAGTAAATCGAGCTGACCTGCCCCACCCTGAACACTTCAAGCACCGCCAGCCCGCGGGAGTTGGAACCCTGGCCGGAGGCATCCGGAGTATCGTTGGATTGGGTCGGTTGGCTATCAAACCCCACATACCAGTTGTTCTTGAAGCGCCCGCCGACATAACCATCTGGCTTTTTGATGTCCATCGAGTCGTTTACCCGTAGGCCACGTTTAAGGCGCCCGGACTTCGTCACGTTTGCTGGGTCATCGCGAAGCGCTGCGTTATGCTCACGAACGGCAGTGTTATAAGCCGACGCCGTCTGATTCACTTCCCACGTTTCAGGCTGCCCAACTGGCGACACATCGACCAGGCGCCCGAGGATTTTGATACCCGTCCGGCGCACCACCTCGTCTATTTCCTGCTTTGAGCTATCAACGAACAACTGAATAGCAGCTAGGAACGGCTGATTAGCAGAACTTGCCATAGTTACGCCCTCAGTTGGATGTTGTAGGAGATAAGCACATCAGCAGGCTTAACCGGGTTCGGTTGCACTACGCGCCATTTCTTGCCGTCGATTTCGATGCGGTCATCAATACGCACTTCCGTTTCGAACGTGGCCGCCAACTTCTTATCGCCAGTGGCGATCAGGGAGCCGTCGATTTCGCGGGAGGAGTATTCGGTGATAACACCGGTTACGGTCGCAGTAATGGCCGGAGTTGTAACTTCTTTCCCGAACTGATCGCGGGTGGTGCCGCCGCTGCGGGTAAGCTGGTAGTTCTTGCCGTTCTCGGTCAGCAACCGGGTCGCCGTCGCGCGCATACGGAGATAGTTGATTGCCATATCACCCCCTTTCAATGCGGATCTGATTGCCGCCCATAACCAGCCCGCGAAGCGAGGAAAAGAACCAGGGGAATGACGGCGAAGCCTTGTTGGTGCCCGCTTCATACTGAACAGTCACAGCACCCTCGACACGTTCCATCGTCACCGCCCCGCCACCAGCGACCGAAGGCGTAAGATCAATCTCTTGCGATTCGACAGCCAGGCGGCACTGTGCATCAATCAGGCGCTGTGGGATCGCATCGTCTGGCAGGTCAACGCCATCGAAGCGTACGCCAGAGCGAGGCCAGGATAGCGGCTGTGAAGCAACGCTGCGCTGCCCGCGCCATGACTTGCCCTCCAGATAATCCATCGCCTGCATCAGCATCTGGCCGCACTCACCGTCATCGGCAGGCACGGTGTACCCGCGACCCGTCGCGTACGCACGCAGGTCAATAACGCTGGCGTAGGTGTTGAAGTCAGGCGAATGGGGATCGGCAACCAGCATGGTTATTCCTCCAGACGCCAGTCCAGCGCCAGCCAGTTGTCCACTTCATCAGGGTGAACCTCAGCGCTCAGCGGGCCGCCGGGGAACTCTGGGGTGTCACGTACCATGACCACCAGCTCAATACCCTGCTGAGCTGCAAGCTTTTCCGCTTCACGCTGAGAGCGCTGCTCTTTGGTTAATCCGGCCATTGGGCCTCCTGAAAAACAAAGGGGCCGAAGCCCCCTGGGTTAACCCATGATGATGGCGGAATGACGTGGCGCCACAGCAGCCACACCCCATGCCAGCCCCACTTCATAACGCACCTGACGGTACTGGCGGTACAGCGCCACCTGGAAAGTGATGCCAGATACCGGGTCGGTCACATTCATGACGTCATCAGCAGTATCGCCACCTTCAGGCATCGCCGGGGTACGGCTGGCCAGCAGGAATGCCCCGCGGTCAAACGCCATGTTCGGTACGAATTCGCTCAACACGGTGACATCAGCCTGATCTGCCAGATCCTGACGGAGGCCAGGCGCGCTAATAGTGATAGTGGAAGACGTAGCCGCAACGACCAGATACTGATTGTCATCACCGGCGAACTTCACCGCAGTACCTGCAGCGATACCGCCGGTACCGACAGAGATAGCGATGATGATATCGCCCTCTTTCTTCGCGCCATTGACCTTATAGCCAGCAGCAGCGCTTTTCGCGGTACGCTTGATGCTGAAGGATTCGTGGAGGTTGAAGCCCATGATGCGACCGATAACACCTTCACGCAGCAGCTGGTCGGTTCCCGCTTCGTTCGCTTTGAAGAGGACAGCCTGTTTACCACGGATGGATGCCATCGCTTCGCCACCCAGCACCATACGCAAATCGGTAGTCGGCGCACCGTTATCGGTCAGGATTTGACGCGCCAACGCAGCATCTGTCAGATCGTCTTTGATGCTGAACGGGGTATTCTTCGGCGCGCCAACAGCGCGGGAGGAGTTGAGGTACAGCGCGGCGAGGTCTGCATCCACTTCGTTCGCCAGCGCGCGGAAAGCCTGTTTGAACTGGTCAGCTAGGATGGTGTTGTAGGTACCAGCCGGGCCCAGCGCCAATTGCTCTTCACCATTCCATTTCACCGGGGCCATTTTGGATTTGGTGATTTTGACATCCACACCACCGATGGTCTGGTCGCCAGAATTAGGCGCTGACGGACCAGGGACAATATCTTCAGTGGTGGCTGCAGGTGCGACTGGCGCACGTACGGTCTGGTCTTTTGCAGCAGCATCCGCTTTCGCGTCTCGCGCCACCGCAGGAATAAAACCAGTTTGCTCGCGGGACACTACGTCCAGCGCTGTATAGATGGTCGGGATCAGACCAGTAAGGGTATTGCCTGCCATTTATGGCTCCTTTCGATTTAATCGACGATGCTGACGCCGTCTTTCAGCGCTGCTTGCTTGCCAGCGTTATCCAGGGAATCAAACGCACCGCGTTTCATGGTTTTTTGCCCGGCCTGGTGCTGCGACTGGTGAGAGCCGCCGCCGCTGTTACCGGACGCTTTGAGGATGTAATCTTTCTGCGGATGCGACTCGACCAAAGACTCCAGGGCCTCATCAAAGCTGGCTAATTCGCCGGGCTTGGCGCGTGAGAACACCTTATTACCCTGGCCGTCGTAGGCCACAACCTTCCCTTCTTCGATTTTGAAGTTCTGACCGAAGTAGGAACGCACGAACTCAGTCGGGATCGCCATCTTCTCGGAAATGAACTTAGACCCACCGAAGCGGCCGCCGATCATCTCGTCGTAGAGTTGAGTTTCCAGCTGTTTGGTCTTGCCGTTCGCCTCGTCCAGCTGCTGTTGGAAAACTTTGGTGATCTCCGCCTTTACCTGGTCAACGGCACCAGCATCGATCAGTTTTTTCTGGTCGATTTTGGTCATCATCTCCAGGGCTTCGAGCGCCTTGGCCGGGTCGGTGATGCCAGAGAATTTCGCGAGATTGGCTTCCGCCGCCTCCTTCGCTTCACGGTGAGTTTTTGCCTCGCCATTCAGAGAGGTGATTTTGGTCATCGCTGCGACCGCATCGAACGGGATTTCCTTGCCGTCATCATGGATGTACACAGGCATACCGTTTTCAACGACCACATTTCCGTTAGCATCAAGTTTCAGTTTCATTGTTTTTGCTCCAGCCTTCCGGCCATACGTAATGGGTCATCCGACCCGGGCACCGCGTCGCATCCGCTCAGCGGCAGGCATAAAAAAAGCTGCCCGGAGGCAGCCTGTTAGATAAATTCGATTGTAATTTCTCCGCGTAGCTTGCGGGAGTAAACCTCACTCCGCTTTCGTTTATGGATCCGCAGCGGGTGTGGATGAATGCAAGCGACACCTCGCTTAACGTCCGCCCAAACGCAGCTCTTTACCTCATTACCATTTACAAACACCCTTCGTCTGCCACGGCCATCGCCCACGCAGTGAAAATCATCATTACGCATACCCTATCCCTCAAATGCCGACGCATCCACGCGGCGCAGTTCGTCCAGGGTCAGGTACTCCCCGGCATCGCTGAACATCTCCGGTACGGTGATTTTGCCGTCACGCAGCATCTGCGCGCGAGTAACGCCCAGCACCTGCTCCTGCCGCGCGTAAGGCTGCCTCGCAAGCCACTCGGCATAGCTGGTATGTGCTGGCAACTGTCCGTCCATTGAGGCTCGCGTGACGCTGCTCAGCTCGGCTGATGCTATCTGCAACTCTTCCCACGATTTCGTAATCAGGATTTCGCATGAGCGACAGCAGAAATGAATTTTGCCGGGACCGCGCAGATATGGGATTGCATGGCCCAGCGGCTTGCCATCAAGCGAATAGAGTTTGCGATCTCGGATGATGCACCACTGGCTGGTATGTGTGTCCAGCGTCGAAGACCACTGCTTGGCCTTTACGATATCGCTGTTGGCCTGTGCGAATTCCTGGCGCGCTGTAACGGCCACATGGTTCACCGCCGTGCGAGTTACTACCGCAAGGTCACGACGTGAAACATTGATAACCCCGTCCTGGCGGTTGAGTTTCGGCGTGCCGGCAACTCGTTTCACTATCTGCTCGACCGTCTCGCCCTGGAGGAAACCGGAGCGCACAGCACTGGTAATTTTTTCCAACCGATCCGATTCGAGTTTCTGCCCCCACTCCTTGAGCAATCGTCCTTGGAATGGCTGCGCCACAGCTGAGGCGTAAACCTGCTCGGGCGAAATGCTCTGGAGCGGGACGTGCTTGAGGATTTGCTTCGGAATAATGCTGCTGAAAAGGTCCAGCTGGTACCCGGCCTCATACTCGACGTAGCGCGTCAGTTCGCGTGCCAGCGCAGTATTAACTGGCTCATAGGCCTGCTGGTTGAGGTCCCGCACACCCGCCAGCAACGAAGCCAGGCGGCGGGCGCTGTATGTATCAGCGCGCTTGCCATCCAGCAGCACCAACAGCCTGGCGGCCAGTTCAGTATCCAACTTGTTCAGCAGCGCGACCATGCGCCGGGCGACGCCGGTACCGTAACGCGTCACGTATAAGCCGTGCGCGATGGTCTCGTCCTGTAGCCTGTCATTCACGGAACGGGCCATATCACACCCCCGGCGGTGGTTCACTCAGCGACGCAGACTCGGCCAGTAACTCGCTCAGCACCGCATCAGGATCCGCATCGGCATCAATCAGGTTGAGTTTTTGCAGGGCTTTAATCGCATCGATACGGCGAAGGTCACCGCCCTGGCGCAGGGACTGAATAGCTAGCGCAGCAGGAGGATTGAACTCTTTCGACTCGACATCCAGCTCGGTGCGCACATCTACGTTGCCGCCCTCCTTCTCGCCGATGTACTCAGCCATGATCTGTAGGATGTTGTCGATCGCGTCTTCGAGGCTGGTGGCCATTGTGTAGAGCGGCGACTGCTCCTGCATTTTCTCTTCGGAGGTCTGGTCTACCGATTTGGTAGAAGTGTTTTCCGTACGCAGCAGCTTCGCGCCAGCCTGGCGCATCTGTTCCACCAGCTCTGCCAGAGACTCTTTGCCGGCACCAATGGACGAACCGGTATGTTCAACGTATTCCAGCCCCTGAGTTTGCCGATCGGTGAACGACGTGGCAGACGAAGACCCAATTACCAGCTCTTCTCCCTGCTCAAGCCCGAACACCGTCAGTATCGGCACCCGGGCGACGTGCAGGATGTTGTCCTGCTCACTTTGGCTCTGCCAGTGCTTGATATTCAGCAGGGCCATGTTGAGTAGAGGAGGTGAACCACACATAAACCCGGTGCGCTTGGTGTAGAGCGTCACCAGGGTGATATCTTTACGAGAGGTCTGCCATTGATCGAATATCTCCCAGTTCGCCGCGCCCTCGGTACCTCTGGACTTGCGGTAGATTTCCACCTTTCCCGGCGTCAGATAACGTATCTGCTCCACCTTTGTTTGCCCGAAGTCGTCACCGTCCTCGACAACCACCTCTTTGATGCGCAGCGCGGTGAGCTCCAGCTTACCGTCCACCATCTTCGACTTCCATCCGATTACCTGGCGGGGATTAAGCATTGTGACGTACGGGCGCGCACCGGTAGCTTTCTCGTCAGCCTTAGTCTTCACCTGTTCGGCATCTATCCGGGGATAATCCACCAGCGCATGGGATAGTCCATACTGCATCGCCAGGCCGAAGAATGACTGAGCCCAGACATCGAGGCGCGTTCCCTCTAGGTCGATGTTCTTCGCAAACTCGCGAAGTTGATCCGGAACGTTCTCGGCCAGCTTAATCGGCTCGGCAAATACTCGCCCGATGTTTTGCTTAATGGTCTCTTCGTAAGCAGGCAAAAGCGTGGCCACGGAAAGGCGTTTTTTGTAGTCCTCTTTGTTTTCTTTCGGCCAGCGCGGGAGATATGCCTCGCCCAGTTGTCGCATATAGAGCGTGCCGCCCATCAGGGCATCGTTGATATCCCACGCCTCGACCATGTTCCCATAGTCCAGATTGGGTGTTGAGATGTCAGGCATGGAGTTACATCCGTAGTTGAGTGACTTTGCCGGTTGGCTTGATGATCGGGAATTGCTTCACGATGAAATAACCACCAGCGTCGTTTGGGTGATCGTTGTCGGCTGATTTATCCGGCTCGCCGTTTGCCGCCCATACCTGCTGTTCAAGGCTGTCTGTATAGACCGGGCAGCGAGCGACGTTAACTTTGTAGCGGCGCTCACCGTTGCCGTTGCAGAACATGGCATTCATGGAGTTAATGCGATCCTTTACCGGCGGGTTGGCGGCGTTCACCACCACGCTAAATCCGGCCTGCTTGAGCTGCGCAATATCGGTGGCGCTGGCGTTATTGGACTTGCGGGAATCACCGGAAGCATCCGGATAGATGTAAATCTGCCTGGAGGCAACATAGCGCCCGCCCTCGTAGCGCCAGAACTCTTCCTGGATACGCTTTATCATGGCTGGCGTGTCATAAACTTTTATCAATTCACGTACCGCGCGCGGCTCGCCATTGCGAAGGACGTGGATGATGGCCGCCATTTTGCCAACGTTAAAGTCCATGCCGATGTAGAGCGGTTCGCCTGCCTGTTCTTCATCAGTACAGTTATTCAGACGTCGATCGAACTGGTGATAGATGGTGCCGCTGGTCAGGTTGGTGAAGCGCCCCCTCAGATACGCCTTAATCAACTCCGGCGGGTAGGAATTCATCAGCGAAGGGATGTAATCTGTGGGCAGGTTCTTCGCGTTGTCGAACGTGCTGGCCTGTATCAGACCGTACAGGGCTGAGAGCTCTGGCTTTTCACGTACTGCCTTCACAAATTGCTGGTAAACGAATTTGAACCCTTCCGGCGTGGTTGTGACGTCAATACCGTTACGCAGCCCATCAACCTTGTAACGCATACGGGCGATGATTTTTCGCCAAGCCTGTTGCGCTTTGGCAGCCGCCATGACATCCAACTCATCCACCATCGCGTTACCGATTTTGAAACCAACTATCGAGCCTGGCTTCTCCATCGAGCGGCAGATTGTTGTCCCGCGGTACCGTCGCCCCTCGTAGAAGTGAACCTCTTTGTTCCCCTCATTGATTTTGACGCTCAACCCCCAGTCAAAGGCCACCTCTTCGATCGTCGGGTAGAAGATGTCACGAATCTGCGGGTACGTCGGCGCGAAATAACCCTGGTTGATTTTCGGGTGTTCCCACATCCCTTTGCAGATGCCGCCACAACCCACCCACGTTTTACCGGAACCGAACCCGGCAACGTAGGCTTTAAACTTGTGCTCCATCGCGAGGAAGCGAGCCTGTGGGATGTTAAGTGTCGGGCTGATCCCCATCGTCCGCCCTCGCATCTACTACGTTGATATTGATATGAACAGGTGTAGGTTCATCATCCTCGCCATCGCCGGCCAATTCTTTACGGAGTTTTTCCACTTCCAGTTGCCGGCGCTCGATTTCAATCTGTTGAAGTCGCTGCGCAAACTCACTATCAGCCAGGCCAAGCCGCTTCATGACGGCTTCATACATCCGTTCACGGCTTATCGCGGTAATTTCCACACCATGTTTGCCGAGCTTCACGCCGGAATAAGCCAAGGCAGCATCAGGGGGAAGTTTTCGGGTATCAGCAAAGTATGGCTGTCCGATCCCGTCACCATTGCAGCGCGGACAGGCAGGGTTTGGCTCCCGGTTGTGGTCGTAGCCATAACCTCCGACGTCTACCGGCTCTTTGCCCTTTCGCTCAAGGGCTTTAAGCCGTTGCTCCTCGAACTCCACCATGTCACGCCACTGATAGTGATGACCGAAGCCCCAGCAGTAACGGCATGCGCCACGACGATACTGTGAAAGCTGGTTTGCATCGAAGGTGGCGAGCTGCCACATCTGCGCGAGGACCTCATCGGCACTGCCAAGCGTGCGCGCAATGGAGGCTTTCTGCTGCTGCGCAATGGCCTGTGCAACTGAAGTTTTCTTAAGGAGTTGATAGCCGATTTGTTCAGCTGATTTTTTACTGTAGCCAGCCCGGATAGCTGCCTGTGTGGCATTACCATCCTTCAGGTACTCCGCGACAAATAAGCGCTGCTGAGCGGTAAGTCCATCATCGTCCACCAGCTCTTCTGCGCTTTTATCTTTCTGCGCAGTGCGCATTTTTTTATGCGCAGGTTTTTGCGCAGTTTGCGCAGAGGGTTTCTTGATGTATCGACGGGCGGTGGCGTAATTCAGTCCCTGCGCTTCACACCATTCCTTTGGTGATACGCCGGTTGCGGCATGTTCGGACAGGAACCGTTGCTGAAGCTCGCCCCAGTCCGGTTTTGCCATAGTTCTGTTCCTAAGGTTATAGCCATTAAAAAAGCCACCCGTAGGTGGCCTTTGTGATGGTCATATAACAACTTCCCCTCAGAACGGGGAGTTATTCACTTTCCAAGTCTAATGCATCCTGAATTGCATCTGCCAGCTCAGACAGTTTGCTAGCCGCAAAATCTAAATCTTGATACATCGTCCCACCAGATGAGTCGCCGGACGCCGAAGAAGCTGATGCCTTAGCAATCTCCAGTGCCGCTTTAACCGCAAGTAAGCGTTGATGCTCTTCTTTCGAAACCCCAGGATCAGTCAGACCAAAATACCCTTCAAGCATTTCATGCTCCTTTTACCACAGCCTATCTGTGTCTATTAGAAGATTGGGGCCAAGAATAAAATATCAACTGTGGCAATACATTATCCAAGCCCCTCAGTGAAGAGCTTCTGTAATGCGGTCAGGCCTGCGCCTTACTGGCAAGCTCAACCAAATCTTTGAAGTCCTGGCACATATCCAGTCGATGACCATGATCGTCGACAAAGTTATACCCTTTGAATAGCTCTACGATTTCCTCGGGACTTTTCCCATTCAAACGAGGAAACTGCTTTGATTCGTCAACCTGTTTCATCTTCAAATCTCCAATCAGTAGGTTATGACCAGGCCACTTCAACGCTGGAAATTGCATTCCATAGCAGTGGCATTTATCAATACTCTCGGGTTCCTTCTGCCGTGCACACAGCGCTAATGAATGCACCGTCAAAAGGTCAGTATTTTGATGCCCACATCAAAAAAGCTGGCTACCCTTATCGCAAAGTTGGCTAACAGCTAGCGGGGATTCGTCCCCGCTTTTTGCCACTTCCCGTTATTCGACTGTCTCACCGAGTCGTAAATCCGCTCACACGTCATCCCGGCGCGGTAGCGTTCGTCAGCGATTCCAGCATATCGCTGAGCTTCTGCTGCAATATCTCCGAGCATGTTGGCGAGCATTCTGGCGTCGGCTCCGGCTGTTTTGCTTCTGACGGCAGTGGCAAGATCTGCGGTGTGCTTTGCGGCGTCCAGGCGGGTGGCAAGCTTTGTTGCTTCGGTACGCAGCTGGTTAACAGTGGCAGACAGGCCAGCAGCAGTGGCAGCAGATTTAGCGGCTTGTGCTTGTGCATCTTTTACAGCCTCATCACGGGCAATTATGCGCCCTTGCTCAATCATGCGGGCGGCGGTCTGCGCGTTCGCTGTTCGCGATGATTCCGCGCTGTCACGTTCCGCCCACTTTTTTTCCCAGCCGCGGCTGCTCCATACACTACCCGCGATGAATGCGACAGCCACCAGCAGAGAAATGGCAATAAACTGATAGCGCAGGCTCACTGGTCTATCCCCCAGCACGTCAGCGCGCTTTCCTGGTCTCGTCGTTCTACCTGGCCATAGCAGCCATTTTTCTGGCCTTTGGTCAGACGACAGTCGCGGCCACCGTCTTTAATCCACCAGCGAATAGCTTCACAGGCTCCTTTACGGTCACCAGCATTGATGCGCTTATAGAACGTGGACGGGAAGCATTTACCCGGCCCGATGTTATATGGGCAGAAAGAAGCGATACCCGCTTTCTGTGGTTCGGTCAGTGGTACTTTGATATTTCGGTCAACCCACGCCAGCGCCTTGTCGCGTTCAATGGCGTTTACCTGGGCGCATTTCTCAGCTGACAGCTTCATGCCCTGTACTACTGGCTTGCCATCAACCATCGTGGCACCACGACAAATCGTCCAGAGTCCGCCGCCGTCGCGATACGCCTGCTCGCTATTACCCTCTTTCTCATCCAGAAACTGATCGAGAATCACGGGCGCGGAAGCCCCGGCAAGAATCAAACCAACGACCGCTGCGCTCAGTTTATTCTTCAGCTTTGGTGACATTGCCATTAAGCCGGTCCTCCCTTTCCTTTTGCCTGTAGTACCAGTTCACTGCACAGGTAATAACGGTGCATGCGATACCGACAATAATTGCCCAGTCGCTCAGGCTTAACCCTGCAATTCTGTCGGCCAACATCCAGGACACCTCTTTTGCTGTTTTAGCTGTTTCGGCGTATGCCTTCGCTGATACACCGCAGCCGGTCAGCGTGGTGCCTGTTCCATATGAAAGTCTGCTGTAAATGGTGCTCATTCTGGTCATAGCCTCACCTCCGATTCTTCGGATGGCGCTGTGTGTGTATGAAAAGGGTCAGGCTTCACGGGCTGGATTTATCAACAAAG